GGTCAGGCTAGGTCCCTATGGGATCCCTAGTTCGGATCCTGGCTAACGCCAGGTATAGCAATCGAGCTTTCGCTCATTGATCGCTGTGTACCTCTTTTTGATTCGTTCTCGAGAGTTGCGTCGTGAGACGCCACTCGGGGATACGCCAAAAAGAGCTGCTGCAAGTTCGTGGCAGGCACCGCCGGTCGGTTTGACCCGATCGATTGGTGTGAATACCAGTCGTTGCACCGAAGTGATGAAATCAGATGACCTGACTCGCCACCCGTCCCCTTCGTATCTTGGCATGTGTAATACATCATCGCCAAGTTCGATTGGTCCGGAGACTCGAACAGATACTGGGATCGCGTGATAAACGCGGCGCCAGCTCTGATTGAAACGACTATCACAAAAAATATCACCGCCAAAACGGTGAGCAATTTTCCGAACAATATTACAAAGTCGGAAAAGTGATTTGATCGTTGAAGTTCCATCGGATACCTCCAAATCTTTCAAAAAAACAGGCCGAACGTCGACACCATAAAGGTAATCGCCGCCACAGCTTTCGCGAAAGCTACCGGAAAGGTAGCTTTTGCTCCAGTTAATTGAAAAACCTGCTCTCTCGAGCATCTGACAATGCTCTTGAGCATAGGCAGAAGGAAGTATCTGATCATCACCATAGACACTAACGGTATCACTAGGTTTTCCATAGTGATAGCGAGAGGCTAACGAAAAAGCATAGAAGATTAAACTTTCTAGCTCAAACGTAAACCCATTCCCCATAGATGAAAATTTCTCATTCCGTATAACGGAACCATCAGGGAGTTCAGTGAATTTTGATCGGCAACGATCAAGTTCATCAAACCAGTCCTGAGGGAGAAGAAATTTAACAACTGATGTGGAAATAGTGTCAGAAGCGCTACTAAGATCAATGGTCGCGTTAATACCATCGATACTAGATTGCTTAGCAAGAGCACGATGAATAAGCTGCCTTTCACAAGGAAGCCCTTCAACGTAGCCTTTGCCAAGGTCTAGACCCCATTGTTTAAGGCGGAGCCGAATAGCTTCTCCATAGCCTTTTTGCACCAGCATATTACCAAGAGGTTCTATGCAGATTGCACGATGGCCGCGGAGGTCCTTTGGGACGAAAGCAAGTCGGTTACCTTTAACAATGGGAAGCTTAATAGGAGCCAGAGTTAACGATCCTCGGTCACGGATAACCAAACCGGAACTGAGGCAGTAATGAGGAAGGTGCGTAAGCATCGTCAACATCACTGTTTCGTGCATCTCTGGAGTACACTCCGGGAGCGTCCTCAATTTGTCAACTATGTTAACAAATGAACCGCGAACCTTAAAAGAGGCTCCAGGGCCGAAGGTAGGATTAACGAACAACATTTGACCTAAAATTCGATGAACAAAATGTCGGACTGTTTCAAGAAACGACCGTACTTTAAAATCTTTTAAAGTATCATTGAATGTCATATTTGTACGTTTACACTGATCTTCGGCCTCAAGGAACTTATTAAGGCTAACGGCGCTTAACTCATCTGATTCAGGAAGGATCCAAGGATTCTTCTTAACTAAAGCAAGAGCTTGCGCGTCAGCAAAATAAGTTGCGGCACAGAGGTAATTGGATGGATCAACATCCGGAAGCACAAGAGTGCTATAACGGAGGCCAATAGCGATAGAAAGCGCTATTGGAGTATCGATCTGCTCAAGTACCGAGTGAACAGTCTGGTTGAAAATCTTACGATTTTTCATGGGGATATTCCTCCATCAGACAAGGACCACCTGTCTTTTAATTAGTAATTAGAAAACTGGTGTTAAGTCCCAAACCGCATCTTGCATTACAGTCGTGCCAAGCATATTCTTCGCATAAGCGAGAATATCCTTGCGATTAGCCTGTGTACTTGAAGAAGGAAGGCTGAAAGTTGCATCGAAGATATCCGTGTAGGAAACTACAGGGGTATTTGTATCGACGCAGCAGTTAGCACCCATATTAGCAAGCACAGGATCAGAAATCTGTAAGCGAACTTTCGATACACCGCTGCTCTTAAAGTTTACACTAAGAGTAATACGGCGATACCCCAGCGGGTTAGCTGCGGTTTTCTCGTACCACACGGCAGGTGCAGAACCTACCTGTGAAGTAAAAGGAACGAAAGTTTTGTTCGCTGGGGTCGTTTGACCATCAGCAAGGACAATGTTAGAAATAGCTGCCATAGCAGTGTGACTCCTAAATTCAAGTTGCTTTCACAACTCTACGATTAAGTTCAACGTTGAATAGGGCTAATTGATTTAGATACCTACCAACAGATGTGAACGGGTTAGAGAACGAAGGCAGAGGTCTGCTTCGTATGGAATTGCTTCTCGTCTTCCTTTTATAGGATTTCTGAAAAGCAGTGGGACGTGACTTATACCCTTTTGTCAAATCGGGATCAGTCGCGGCAGTAGTTGTACCAACCCAGTCTCTTCGCAATTTTCTAGTAACAGACATTTCAGTGATCTGTACAGACGAGGCAAAAGCCCCAGCCTGTGCAAGATAATCACCGATAGGTATGAACCAGTCAATAACGAAAGAGTATGGTAAGGCTTCCCAAGCCAGCTCAAGGGGGTTATCAAGTCCCCAATTGCTAATTGGTTGAACAGCAGTGTTAGGAATCTTACATTTGATTTTGCAAGAAACCTCCTGATATTCAAATAAGCTACCGACTACGTAGAGCCAAGGGCTCCCTCCTCCATCATAAAAAGGCTTCTGATCAAATTCATTGATCTGCTTCTTACGCGAAAGAACCTCAAATTGAAGATCGCCAAATCCTTTATCAAGGATATTGTATAGATCACCAAGAAGAGGTGACCAGCCGTAAGCATATTCTAACCATCGTTCTGACATCGTACCGCCACGAGGGCGTTTATGGAGATCAGTACCAAGGATAGAAGATGCACGGTGTATATTGCCATGCCTAATAGCACGCGCCGCCGACGTAAGCCGACGGAGCATGTTAATAGCCATATTCATAGATTCTCGACGTGTACGGATAATATCCGCAACGTTGGCAACCTT